ATAGGCCTATTGAAATGACAGGTGGTGCATTTGTGAGTCCAATTGGACTTGTCTATAGACATACTGATATCTGTGTTGGATCAACTGATTTACAGAAATCTGCCTGGTCTGATAATAAATTAAGTCATCTTATGGCTTCTTATAATGTAAAATCAATGATGGCATTCTATTTAGAATCAGAATGGATAGACCAGCCTGGCCTTTTTACTTTACACTATTTATCTAAGGTAATTCAGCAAAATAAGAAGACTCCTGATGCTTCTTTTTGGTGTAAAAAAACTCGTGGCCTCCTTGCAGCCATTCAACTATTCAAGTGGGAAAAGGCAAATGGTCGTCTCTTAGATTATAGTAGTGAAAATCAGGTATTTGCACAAAAGGTAGTTGGTAGAACATGCCTTGGAACACGACCTGTAAAGGTAGATATTGATAGTCTACGTGAGGCTATGGATGGAAAATGGGTAGGTAATCTTACAGAATCCTCTATTCTTATAATAAAAGATCCCTGTCATATAACTGGGGAATTATTTGAGAAACTTGTTTCTCTTGTTTCAGGATATAGCGTAAGAACAATTAGTCATAATGCTGATGCTACGTCATGGTCTAGAGCTCTCTCTGGTGTCAGTCGTGTTATCTTGAGTTCATCCGTAAAAAACATTAAGGAGCCATCTTGGGCCTGGCTATGGATGGCTCCTCTAGGATGTAAGATTCTTGAATTACAGGAAGAAAGAGAGCCTTCTGATTCTCTCCTACATCTGGCTGCAGCCAGTGGTCAGGAATGGACTTTACTGCAATATCCTCGTTCAACTCCTGAGGGATTCAAGAAGATTATTGAGAAGGAGGTTTCTAAGTGGCTTTCCATTGTTAATAAAACAGATGAAATAACTCTACAAGTTATCCATACTCCCCCCAAGTCAATGAAGTTTGGATTCTTTGGGCACAAGGGTGATTCGTTCCGTGAGATGATTGATCTATGGGCTGAAAAGGGTTTAATTACACGAAAAGAAGATCCGTCCTTAACTCAGTGCTGGCTAGGAGGAGTTGGGGATACCTTGCTGTATGATAGGCCAACATGGGCATGGCTTGATAAGGCTTCTGAAAAGGAGAAATCTTATAGGCTTTGTTTAACAGGAAATCCCAATCCATCTGAGAAAGTAAGAGCATTCCCCTGGTTCTTCTGGCCACGTGAACCCAGACTTGTTGAGGAGATGGCTTCCAGGGTAAGAAAGAGTTTTACAGAGAGAACTGAAAATATGGTATTCTACGGACGTATTGAGAATGAGGAGCAAGGTTCTTGGAGAAAAGACTTGGAATGGGAACAAGTGTGTTCTAAGTTCTCTATGCAAAAGGGAAAGGAACCATACTTGCTAAAACCCAGGGAATACTTGGAAGCTCTTGGAAATTCTAAGTATGGTCTCTGTCTACGTGGATATGGCCCCAAGTGTAATCGTGAGATTGAGCTTCTAGCCATGGGGACAGTGCCAGTTGTTACTCCTGATGTAGATATTTCTAATTACTCTGAGCCACTCATTGATGGAGTACACGTGATTCGAGTAACAGATAAAGAGGATGCAATGAGTAAGTTATCCAGTATAGATGAAGCTAAATGGGCAGAAATTTCTGAGGCAGGGTATCAATGGTGGTCTAGGAATTGTTCTGTTGAAGGTTCATGGGCAACAACATCTGCGCTATATACAATCCAATAGAATCTATAAAGAAAATATGAATCTCGCTATCTGTATTTCAGTAAAAAATCGCTCAAATCTTGTTGTGAATCAAGAGGATCCGATCGAAACATATAAACATATCTCTGAAAAGATTCAAGATACTCCTTCCGAAATTCATTTTCCTCCGACACTCAATCGAGATGGGACTATCACGTTGAATCTTCTACCCAAGCTATTAATGAGCTTAATGTCAATAAAAGAAGAATCCGATAACTGGACTGTGATAATAGTAGACTACTGTAGCACGGATGTGAATATTTCAGCTGTAACAAAGGGTATTTTACAAGATAAGATCCCCTTTGTAGTTCATAGCTTAAATGAAACCTTTAGTCGAGGCACAGGGCTTCATATTGCAGCAACTATTGCAAGAGAAAGAGGTCATGATTCTTTATTTTTCTGCGATGCAGATATGTATTTCACATCTAAGCAGGTATTCAATCGAGCAAAGGAAGTTCTAGATGAAGGAAAGGTGTATTATCCTATTTGTTTCAGTTTCACCCTACCAGATCATATGAAAGGATATTGGAGAGATTCTGGTTATGGAATGATGTTTATAAAAAGTGCACAATATTTCAAGACAATTCGATGGCAACATAATATAAGCTGGGGGGAAGAGGATAGAATTATGGTAAAGCAATTTATGGATAAACAAATTCAGCGTGAAAGAGGTGTAGGATATTTTCACCAATGGCATCCAAATTCCATTGAATTCAAGACTCTTGAATATCCGATAAAAGAATATGTTGGAAGATCTGCAGTTCAGAAAATGTGATTTCTGAAAACATGTGTTTTTTAAATTATAAACCGATTTTTCAGAGAAGTGTGATTTCTGAAAAATGTGTTTTCAATAAAAATTGAAGAAAACATTCATTTTAGATTTTTAAATTTTCTTTCTTGTATGTAATGCATATATTCATCCTTGTATTCCTCTTTAGTCATAGGTATTCTTAGAATGCCATCTATAATAATAGATTTATGTTCAGTGCGACCATGTCTATATTCAGTATCAGTTATATCATGATATATTATATTCCATAAGCCTAGTAACTTAAAAATCATAGAATCCACTTGTAAAACATTCTTAAATTCGTAACCAAAGTATTCTTGCATAAAATAACAGGTTCTTAAATTTCCAATCTTATCGAGTAGGGTGCCAGTATATATAGATATTTCACGCACAAATATATTTGGCAATGGTTTACCAATAAATAGATCTAGAGCTGAATATGGTGCTTTCATACGAATATACATTGCACGAATTAGATGACTTGGCGGGGTATCTTTAATCGGGTCATACCATTGCCATTTTCTTGGTGGTTCATGAAGTTTTTTCAATGATTGAACAAATAAGTTATGATGAGGAATTGTTTTCAAGTGGTCTATTAAGATTTTTAGACGTTTATTATATGGTATATCATGATCATTTTTTAAAAAATCTGATATAATTAATCTTGTTTCTTTTGATACTAAAAGTTGTTGCCTAAGATGTTCTAGTTCATGTGCATTCTCGTCCATTATGATTTCATTCTGTATTTCAATTTCCTTCTTTTTAATTTCTTGTAATTCATCTATATCCATTTCTACCACAAAATAATCTTTCTTATAGTTTGAGGAACTAAATGTAAACTAAATTCCTAATCTTTGTTTTCCCCACTTTAATGTCTTCTTAAGTTTATCTTCATTTACAGGCTTACTATAACCTCGAACATCAAAAAGGTTTCCTTTGAACAGCTCTGGTTTATTTTCAAACATTGATGAAGAATTCATCCAGTTATTCTTTCCTAAATAATTATTATTCGTGATTGCAATTTGGGGTAAATGAGTTCCTTCTTTCTCACCCATTTTTTCACCATTAATCCATATTTGTAAATTGGGACGCACGCTGTCTCCTGAAGCAGTTGTAAGACAGACATGTGTCCACTTTTTTAACTTAAACGCCTTTGATACATTGACATGTTCCATACGAAGTTTTCCATTCCATATCTCGTAGATTAAGGTAGCAGTTTTAGAGGGCCCTTCAGGTGGGGTTACTTGGCCAGTTGGCCTCATACGAGGGAGATTTCTAGGGAGAATTTCTTTATCATAAACATATTCATCTACATTTGCAGTCGATAACATAAGTTGCTGGGGTGACATATCAACGACTGGTTGTGGGCCTGAAGGGGCATCAGGCAGAGTGCTCTCAGACATTGCAGGTCTAATTTCATTCGTATCCATTGAAGAATCTCCTCGTCCAACAATTCCAATAAATATATTATCTAATCCTGCTCCATTTCCAAAATCTAAGATATGTGCATTATTTGTAAATTCATCAAATTTGACCCAGAAGCATATTGCCTTCATTGTAGGCAGGGAAATCCTATTTCCAAGAGACATATCTGGAGAATCTCCTAGCCTTATAAATTGATCACTTCCATTAAATTGTACACCTTCTGTTACTTGAACTCGATCATCTATATCAGTTGTATCTCCCTTTATGAGCTGAGAAGGTAGAGTTTTCACATTAACTTCATCAATTGTTATATTTCCAGATATATATGTATTCAAGTTCTCAGCATAATCTTTCATATCATCAATAAAGCGAAACCAAAACATAATGCCATCATAAAAATATAAGATTTCTTCAATATCTTTTGGTGGGTTAGTATCTAGGAATTGCCTAGTATCAAAGGAAGTAGTTAGTGCTCTATAACACTGAGCTTCGAATGCCCCCCCTGGCATCTTTACCACTGCACAATAGTCGGTTCTCTTATCACCATCAGCATCACGCATATAATCGTCACGACTTGTCCTAAAACCCTTGGCTACGGTCAAGGTCCTAAAACTTGTTGAACTTAACTGTTCTGTTCCAGCTAGAGCACAAGCAAAGAACATTTGAGATTCATTTTCACCTTTAGGAACTATCATTCTACAGAAATCATGATTCACACCTAGGCCTTGAACATCTACGTAACCCATAACATGACGATTCTCTTGATTATATGTTTCTTCATCATCTTGAAAAGAAATATCACCCCGACGGGGGAAGTATGCAAACATGAAGGGATTACTACCGGGACCTGTAAGGAATCCTTCCTTTTGAAAGGGGTTCCACATATCAAGGGCTAGTGTTGCAACTAAGATAACAACTGCTACACATATTAATGTCTCCCAAGACATCTCCTATTCGCACTAAAGGTATTTTCATTAAGAAATCTTCACATGCCAGACTAGATGATAGGTGGCCGGATTCGTGGACAAGGGACATATGGGTGTGTATTTCAACCTGCACTCAAATGTCGTGGTAAGAAGAATTCAAATACGAATCTCACAATGGTAGGTAAAATAACATCGAAAGATTCGGCAAGAAATGAGATTGCAGTAGCTAAAATATTACATACAATTCCCAATGCTTCAGATT